TTCGCCGCCATTGTTGAGTCCGCCTATGAGTGATGTGATTGCGTTCCAGAGGCCAGTGAGTTGGCTTTTGAGGCTGGCCGTCGCCGAGGCGAGCATCTGGAAGCCGGGGATGTTGGAGATCGTGTCGCCAAGATTTTTGAGTTTCGCCTGTGTGGCGGGTATCGCGTTCTCGAGACCTTGTTGGAGTGCCGCTCCGACTTTTTGCAGGGTTGGTGTGACGGCTGCGGTGAATGTGTCGATGAGTGGGATGGCTTGGTTGAACAGGCCGCGTAAGCCGTCGAGGACTGGTGTGGCGGCTGTTTCTCCGAGTCGGCTCAACGCGGCTTTCACGTTGGCCAGGGCGCCGGTGAATGTGGTGCCTGCGGATAGTGCGGCGCCGCCTAGGCCTTCCTGCATGGCGTCGGCGAAGGTTTGGAAGTCGATTTTGCCGTCCGAGACCATGTCGGACACTTCGGCGCTGGTCTTGTTCAGATGCTTGCCGAGCATTTGGAGGACTGGGATGCCGCTCGACATGAGCTGGAGCATGTCGTCGCCCTGGAGTTTGCCTCGGGCGGCGACGGAACCGAAGATCATGCCGATGTCGGTGAGGCTTCTGCCGCTGATCTGCGCGGTGTCGGCCACGGTCTTGAGGACCTTGGTGAGCTGGTCGCCTTCCTTGATGCCGGATGCTGACAGGCTGGCCGCGACGGTCGCGGCGTCACCCAATCCGAACGCGGTGCCCTTGACGGAGGCGAGCGCGTCGTTCATGATTTCGGTGACGCTTGCGCTGTCGTGGCCGAGGCCTTTGAGCTTGGCTTGCGCGTTCTCGATGTTGAGGGCGCGGGTGAAGCCGCCTTTGGCGGCCAGTGCGGTGATGCCGCCTGCGATGGTGGCGATCGCGCCGGTGCCGACCTTGCCGATTTTGCCGAATGCTCCGCCGATCTTCGAGATGAGGGTGCTGGAGCTTTTCTTGGAGGCGTTGTTGACGGCGTCGCCGATGTCGCCTTCGATGCTTTTGCCGAATCCTTTGCCGGATGGTTCGACGTGGACGTATGCGACGCCGATGTCCTGTGCTGCCATCGTGTTCCTTGCTGTGTGTCGGGATTCCGATGGCGGTCGGGATCAGAGGTCGTCGTTGATGTGGAAGTAGGCTTTGAGCCGTTCCCTGTCCTCGCGTTGCCGACGGGTGAGGCTGTGCGTCGGTGTCGGCTGGCGGAGGGGATCGTGCCCGTGGTCGAACCATGGGCGTTTCTTTTGCTCGGGAGCGGTCAGCCATGCGGCCTGTTCGGCTCCGTCTGGCACGTAGACGGCGTTCTGCAACGCCATCCACGAGTGGCTTGTGTGGTCCTTGAGGATCTCGCGGGTCAATGCCCATGCGAGTCCCCAGTCGGTTCGCGGGCGGGCTCCCTCAATCCATTCCTGGAAGCGTACGGGCCTGTATATCTGCCCGTACGCGCGTATCCAGTCGTAGGCTAGTGCCGCGCGGTGGTTGTTCCAGAGGTGGGCGAGGTAAACGCTTTTGGGTCCAGTCCGGATTCCTCGGCCCACGCCTTGATGGTCGCGGTGAGGTAGGCCATCGGACGTTTGGTCTTGCGCAGCACGTTCCAGAAGTTCGGCTGCATCGTCTGGAAGTAGGCGAGGAACGTGCTCACGCAGGCCGTGGTTTCCTCGTCGGACAATGCGGGCTTGCTTTTGACCAGGAGGATGGCCTGCACGAGTTCGATGGGCAGTTCCGCGTTGTTGAGGTTCGGCAGGTCGAGTTTGACGCCGGCGACCTCGAGGTGCACGTCGGGTTTGAGCTCTTCCGCTTCGGTCAGGTCTACGTCCACGACATGGTATTCTTTGTCGCTCATGTTGGCTCCGTTCTAATGGTTGGCGGTTGAATGGGTGTCCCGCGCGGTCGACCGCCATCGGCCGCACGGGAAGAATCAATGGGTCACTCGGCGTCTTCGGTGACGAGGCCCCACGCGTGGAACTGCTCGCCCTTGTCTCCCTTGAGCATCTTGAACGTCATGCTGAAGTTCATGATCTCGCTGGACTTCAGGCTCACGTCGTCACGGTCGGACACCTTCGCGTTGGTGCCGTACAGGAGGAACGGGCGGTCCCGCTGGTCGAGCGCGACCAATACGAGAATCCATTCCTTCTTCAGGCCGGCTCCCTTGATGCTGATGCCGCCGTCGGATTCCACGTCCACGTCGAAGTAGGCGGACACCACGTCCTTGCGTCCCTCCATCGCGGCGAGCTGCAGCGTCCAGTAGCCCGGATCCGTGTCGGACAGGACGATGTCGCCGTTGTGCGCCTTGTAGTCGGTGCTGTCGCCAGGCTCCGGATGCAGTACGGCCCCGTCCTCGGTGCTGTATCCGATTGGTTTCTTGCCGGACGGCGGCGCCCAGTTCACTCCGGTCGGGGCCGTGAACGTGCTGTCGCCCTTGGGGAACAGGAACAGCGCGTAGTTCTTGATCAGACGCACGTTGCCGGCGGTATTGCCGTTGGACACGTACCCATAGTCGGTCGATCCGAGCCCGTCCTGCAGGCTGGTTTCGGATGCCGTCTGTTCGACGGCGATGGGTTCTTCGTTGCTGTCAGACATTCCTGTCTGCACCTCGCTTCCGTTCTGCGTGTGGCGGCACGTCTTTGCTTGTCTTTTCTTGTGTTTTCAGTTCAGGCGACGGATACCTCGAGCAGGAGCACGCCGTACGCGCACACCAGCCTCTTGTCCTCGTCAGTCATGCGTACCGGCCCGGATTCCAGTGACGCGTCGATGAGCGGCGCGACGGTTCCAAGCCCGATGATCTCCCTCGCGATGTCGGCCCACAGGCGTGCGGCCTTGTCCCAGTCGCCCGTATGGTCCTCTCTCATACAGCGCACGCCCAGCCGCAGCCGCACGTATTGGGAGATGGGAGTGCTCATGCCCTGCATGGAGTCGGCCAATGTGGCTTCGGTGAAGGGAGGTTCGAGGTCGTTGCGTTCGATCGTGTCGAACGTCACGTCCGGGAACAGCTCCCGCAGCCTGGGTAGGAGCAGCGGCTCCGTGCGCCGGGGAGTGACCGGGATGCTCATACGCGCATCCTTCCGAGCGTGTCCTCCAATGTGCCGTGTGCCTTCTCCACGGGTGCGGGGCAGAGGATGGCCACGCCGTTGCGGTTCGCGCCGTTATGGTCGCGCACCATGCAGCGGCTGTCGGTGACGGCCTCGTTGGCGGCGTCGCGCATGCGGTCCCGCAGGGTCTCGTTCTTCAATACCTGTTGGCTGAACGCCTTGCGGTTGAATACGAATCTGCATCGTTTGGCCATGCTTATCCTTCCCGTTCGCCCACGGTGATGACGTCGCCGATGTGGCGTCCGTGGAGGTTGTTCCACACTTGCGGCTTTCCTTTGACGGGCAGGAGGATGCCTCTGACTTTGATCAGGTCGGTGGCTTGGATGCCGGTCGGTTGGTTTCCGCGGATGTGGATCGTGTATTCGATGGTCTGCGGGCTGGCGTTCTCCTCGGTCTGGTCGGTGGTGGAGGTTGGCGCGACCATCGCCTGGAACGTGCCGGCGCGGACGGGTTTGCCCTGGATGGGGTTGCCGTCCGTGTCGGTGGTGGACTGGCCGCGCCACACTTCGATGGTTTCCACTAGGACGTCTCCCCCGTTGCCATGTCGACGCTGAACGCGCGCTGAGCGTTGATGCCAAGGATGCGTTTCTCGTCGTCGCGCAGCCAGAGATCGCCGGTGGGCGCTCCGAAACTGTATTGTTCGCTGAAGCTGCCGGTGGTCTGGTTCATCTGCGTGATGCCGCCGGGAATGTCGTACGGGTCGGCCTGCATGATTCTGCGGACGATGTCGCAGGTGATCTTCGTCAACAGTCGCGGCCGTTCGTCGAGGAGCCGCTGCCAGTTCGGGGAGCGTTCCTTGATGTAGTCGGTCACATCCATGAGATGCGTGTCGGCCTTCTCACGTTCATCTTCGGTGAGTTTGTGCCACCTCTGTTCGAGGTCGACGGAGGTGGCGAACACGTCTGGTTCGACAGTCATGTCGGACTCCGTCAGGCGGTGAGCAGGACGAAGCGGTTGATGTCGCGGATACGGAAGCCGACCTCGATTTCGATTCGCACGGCGAACATGTTGTGCTCCCACAGGTTGACCTGCTTGCCGTCGATGGTGATGGACGCCTGGTCGGAGATGCTGGTCTGCAGGCCCTCGACGCTGCCCCATGCGGCGGAGGAGAATTCGCCGCCGACGCCGATGATCTCCTTGGCGGCGGTGCCTTCGGTGACCGCGGGGACGTGCACGCCCTTGGAAATCTGCACAGGATTGCCGAGGATGGTGGACACGTCGGACGAGCCGGTGCCGTCGAGGAACAGTGGTCGTCCGTTGTTGTCGGTGGCCTGTCGCAGGAGGCTTCGGCCCTGGGTGGACATCGCCCATCCGTCGAGGGTGCCGTCCGCCGCGGATACGGAGTCGTCGGCCGCGTTCAGGTTCTTCCACACGTCTTCGCCGAGGCTGATCTTCTTTGCGGCCTTCAATGTGTCGAAGTCCGAGCCCGGAGCGTCGACGAGACCCATGATGGTCTTGTCAAACGTGCGGGCGATGGCTCCCGGACCCTTCGCGACCACTTGGTCGTAGAGAGCGCCGAAGTCTCGGCGGAACTGGTTGGAGAACGGCATGATGACCGCGATGGTGTACGGCAGCATGTCCTTCTTGCCGAAGGTGACGCCGCTCTTCGGCTTCTCCGCACCCTCATTGACCCATGCGGCCTCCGGGTCGCCGATGATGATCGGCACGCGAGCACCGTTGCCGGGCAGTTTCATCTCCGGCACGAGCTGCATGAACGCGCTCTTGTATTTTGCGGTCTGCAAGATCTCCGCCTGGGTTTCAGGGGTGAGGTCTAGACCGTTGCTTTTTCGGGTCATTGACGGATCTGCCATGACTCATCCTTTCATTAAGTGGCTGATGGTTGGGTTACAGGAGCGTGTTCTTCATGGCGTTGGCGAAGTCCTCGCGGCTGGAATGTTTCGGCTTGGCCTGTCCGGTGCGGGCGCTCTGCTCCGCGACGATTCCGCGGGATCTCATGCCGGCGAACACCTTCATGAGTCTTTCGGCGTAGTCGCCGATCTGCTTCTCATCGTCGCCGACGAGGACGCTTGGATCGTTGATGCCGTGTTTGGCCGCGACCTCGACACGGATTGCGGAGAGCTCTTTCTCATGTTCGGCCTGTTTGGCTTCGTTTTTGAGCTTCTCGTTCTCTTCGAGCGCTTTGGAGAGTTTCGATTCGAGGTCGGCGGTGTGGCCGGCCTTCTCCTTGAGTTCCTCGTAGTCGCTTTTCCTGCCGCGTTCCCTGCCGAGACGCTCGTTGATTATGCGGTCGACTTCCTCCTGGGTGAAGGTCTTCGGCTTCGCGTCGTTCACGTCCTTCGTGGCCGGAGCGTGCTGTCCCGGCTCCTGCTGGCCGTCAGCGTCGGTCTGATTGTCTTCTGCCATGATTGGTAGCTCCTTTTGTTTGGTTTTCCACGCCTGACGCCGGCGAGTGGGCGGCCATTCTTGTTGGTTTCGCGCATGGCTGCGCCCCGCCCCATCGCTGGGGTGTGAAAGGTAAAAGAAAAGCCATCACGTTTCGACGTGATGGCTTTCTGGGATTCAGAGATTTCCTAGCGCTTTTCTTCGCGCGTATTCGGACCTGAGTTCGTCGGTCGACACATAGTCGCCGACGGACCAGCGCTTCTTTCCTTCGTTCCTGACCCATTCATATTCGTCCTGCGGCATGGAGATGTCGCCATACGTGCGTTTGATTTCCGCAAGATGGCGCTCATCGGTGACTTCCTTCAAATCACCGGGCATAAACGTGAAGCGGTCGGAACGATCCATAGGCTCAATCATAGCAGTCTCAGATAAACGATCGGTCTGCCGTCGGATGCTCCAAGCCCTTCGAAACGAAGAGTCCTTCCTCTCGGCAGGAGAATTTCGTATTCTCCCGGATGCTGAGTGATCGGCTCCACATACACGCCGGCGCTTCCCGGCGGTACCAGGATTCTTGTGGCGATGCGGTCTTCCCCATCAATGTCAATGCCTCCCTCCTTGATGCTGGTGGCCATGTAGCCGATGTGTTCGAAGGTGCGACCGGTATTCAAATCGAAAAGCGACTCCATGTCGTTGACGTGGAACGTCGACAACCGCATCTGCCTGTCGACCGTGAAACGTTCTCGGGTGATATGGTCGGATATCGCTTCGTCGATGCATTCGACCTGATGGATGACGTCTTTCGACGGGTTTCGTCCACCGAACAGGTAGCCGTTGATACTTTTATAGCTGTCTCCGGTCCAATCCATCAAAGCCGCGATCTTCTCGTCGTTGGAGAATCTATCTCCAGGCATCCTGACGCTGTAATCCGACAATCTCGATAGTTCGGAAGCATTGATCGGAATCGATTTGCCGCTCCATCGAATCGTCGGTTGGGCAGTCACGCCATCATTGACCTCATCGTGATAGATGCGTCTCAATTGGGCTAGCGTGTCACGCCAGTCGCCGTCATCGCCGGCCGCGGCCTTGGCTGCCTGGTACATTTCACGATACTTGTCCGGATCGTATCCTTTGAGTTTGCTGCTGCCCCAGCTTGGCACGATATCGCAATCGCAGTCCGTATGGTATTGCATCTGCCGTCCGGCGGTGTCCTCGCTCAGGTAGGCGAAGCCACGCGAGGCGAGCATAAGGCAGAACGCGCATGTCTTAGCCCCTCGCGGCACACGCGCCCAGCGAGGCTTGGTGGGATCGTTGGCCACAGCCCTCTGCATGGTCAGCCGCCCGACGGTCTGAATCAGATTCTGCACGTATTCCAGCGCCTGCTCCTCGTCAGCGAACGTGGGCCACAGGTCGTCGATGGTTATTCCGGCGTTGTTGTGAACGGCTCCGTTTTCATCTGGAATGACATCCTTGTAGTGCAATCCCATGAAGTCGGTGTTGTTGAAACCGCCTTCCATCTGCCAGACCGCGCGGTCGGCGGTGATGGAAGGCGGCTCGTATTCCGGCATATCGATTCCGCCGTACTGCGCCCACAGGTCGCGTACGTGGCCGTAGTAGTCGGATGCGAGCCTGCTGGCGGCGTCGGCATACCGGTTGATCTCCGCTTTGATGAGCTCCTGGCTTTCACCGTCCCAGACGAGGCCCGAGACACTGTTGCCGGCCTCCTTCTGCAGGCGGCTCATGGTGTCCGTGTAATCCTCGTACAAATCATTGAGGTCGAGTTCAAGCCTTCTGCGTCGTTCCGGCGGCAGGTTCAGACTGTTCGGGCTCATTTCCGCCGCCTTCCGGTAGTTTGAGGCTGACCGGCGTCATGCCGGTGAATTCAATGCCTTTCAGTCCAAGCATCGATGCCGCGGATTCCGGTGTCACCCCGGCTCTGATCGCTACTCCCAGTGCGTCGAAGCTGTCCTTCAGCCCCCCCCCGCAACAGTTGATTGCGTGGAAGCGTCGGTCTGGCTTTCCCCGTCGTCCTGCGTCTGCTCAGTCTGTTGGCGCATGCCGCGAATCTGGTCGAGTACCTGTCCGGCTTGAGCCTTGCGCTGGTCGGCCTTCAGCCGGACGATCTCGCTTCGGCTCAATCCGGCGCGTGTCATGCCGACCTCGCTGTTGGCGAACGAGTCGATGCTGCCGGCGAGTTTGCTGAATGCGTCGGCGCTCATGGAGCTTGACGGAGTGTTGGGGTTCTTCCAGTCGACCTGCAGTTTCATCAGCTCCTCGTCTGACACCGATGGGTCCTGCATTCGTGCCACGAGGCGTGCCGCCTGCAGGATCGATTCGCCGAAATCGCGGTCGCAGTGGCGCGCCTCGATAATCAGGTCCTCGCGTTGCGCCTCGGTCGCGTCGGCGGACGTCGGGTTCGCGTCGGACACGATGCCTAGCGAGCTGGCTGGAATGTTCATCGCACTGGCGAACATCGCCGCCCAACTTTTCAGCATCGTCAGATGCGGGTCCATACTCGACGCGGCCAGTTGCGTCACGGTCGGGGGCTGCCCGTCGATGTCCTTGCTGATCATGTTGTAGCGACCCATATAAAGCTTTAACGCGTCGTCCGTGCCCAACGAGGCGAGTTCTTCGGAAGTGCCTGTCAGCAGGATTTTTGGGAACGCGTAGAATTCGGCATTCGCTTCGGCGCGCACGATGGTGCGGTTCGCGCCGTCGATGATGGCCATAGCGTCCCGGCTGATGCGGGAGCGTCCGAACGGTTTGACCTCGGTAGCCTTGTAGGCGAGGCGGAACACGCTGCACTCGTTGTCGATGGTGGGTTGCTCATCGTCCACACGCCACCAGTAGCCGAGACGGCGCTGCACGCTGATGTTGCGGTCGGGCATGTAGAGCACGAGTCCGGTGGCCTCGTTGTTGTCGTCAACGTCGGTGATGGCCATGCACGCCCTGACCCGCCGGTCAGGGTAATCCCAGACGGCGGCCGAGCTTTCCGCGGTATGCGTGCGGATGAGCGGTCTTCCTTCGAAGTCCCGGACGACGCTGAGGAACGAACAGCCGTGAATGAGCGCAGTCTGGATGGCCTGCTGCAGAACGCTAGTGAATCCGATGCGGCTCATGAAGTCCTGCAGTTCGAATGGGTCGTCCACGCCCGGCGAGACGAATCCCTCGAACACGCAAAGCTCGGCGAGCATATCCACAGCCTTGCGTGCCCACCCAAGCGGCGTGTAATGATCCTTGATGGACTTCGGCACAGTCAGTCCAAAATCAACCAGTGGCTCCTTGGCCTCGTAGTAGGCGGTGAGTGTTCGGTTGCGGCTCGCGTGGCGCGTCCATACCTCGGCGAGTTCGCGCAGCAGCGCGTTCTCCTCACCGGAGAGTCCGTCGATGTGCGTCGGCACGACGAGTTTCGGCACCGTTCCGGCTCCTCCCGTAGGTTTCCACCCGTCCGGCGCTGCCGTTGTCTGGATGTCGCTCATTTAGATTCCTCCGATGATCTGTCGTCTTCCGGGATGTCGGAGCGTCGTGAACGCCCCGTACAGGGCGAGCGTGGTGGACACGAGCGGCGTGATGTCGACATCACTGCCGAGTTTGTTCCAAGCGATCGCGCCGGACTGCCCCAATGGGCGCGTGGTCGCGCCCTTGACGGCTGCGGCCAGCTGCGGCTGGTATTCGTCCCGCGGGTGCTTCAGCGTTCCGGCTTTGAGCATGTCGAGGAACCGGCCGCATGCGCGGCCCATCTCCTGCATGTTCGTGACCGTGACCTTCACATGTGCTTTCTTCAGTTCCGGCAGCAGGCTCATGGCGGGCGACTGCGCGTCGATGACCACGCTGGCGGTCTTCGGCCAATGTTCGGCGAGCCAGTCCACGGCCCACATGGTTCCCGCCTGCCGCGCGTCCTTGATGTTCGCCATCTGGATGATGGCCGAACCGTCCGCGTATCGTAGCGCGGCTCCGATGGTCAGCACGCTCCTGTCCGGAGGCATGTCGATGCCGAAGCTCATCGTGCCGCCCTCGGGCACGTCGTCGATGGCCGCGGCCTTCCACAGGTCGGGGCTGATGGCGTATGCGGTGGCGGTCTCGTCCCATATGCCAAGCGCCTCACGACGGAATGAATCGTCCGACAGGTTGTTGCGCATGCGCATGATTGCCTGTTCGCTTGTACGTTTCGGATAGCTGGGATTCGCTTTAGCCCACTGTTCGCGGTCGTCCGAATCCGCGTCCTTGTCGGCGGCGAGCTCCACGTAGAGGAGGTTTCCGTCATGGTTCAGCGCGTGCATGCGTTTCTCCGTGAACGCCTCGCACTGGTCTCCCGGCTTGGGTGGATTGCCCATATACACGACCAGGGGGTTAGGACTCGTGTTCAAAACCGGAATCATGTTGTCCATCGCGCGCACTGTGAGGATCTGCGCTTCGTCGAACACGGCCACGTCCACGCTGTGCAATCCTCGGCCGAAGCCGTTTTCGCGGGCGCCGAACATGATGCGGCTGCCGGACGTGAACGTGATCTCCTGTTGGCCGTTTGCTCTGCGGATGCGTTCCACGTACCGGCCGAGCACTGGATTGTGCTCCATCTCGCACATGTCCGCGAATGTCTCGTCGCTGGTGCGCGTATGGTGGGCGGTCCAGATGGCTTTCAGGTTCGGTGTGAGTATCGCCTTGAGGAACAACGCGGTGCCGACGGTGAAGGTTTTGCCGATCTGCCTGCAGCTGGACAGCACGGCGCCGTCCGCGCCACACGCATACTTGCCTTCCGCGTTCTTGGCGAACAGAAGCCACAAGAAGCCCTGCTGCCACAAGTCGAAACGGATGCCGGCCTTGCGCGCGGCTTTGTTGATTCGCGTGAACTCGCTGCCGACGATGCCTTCCGGCTGGCGGAGGACCTTGGCGATTTCAGACAATCGACGCTCCGACATCGTCCGTCACCTCGTCTTCCTCATCGTCCAGCAGGTCGGTCAGACCTCCGCCTTGGAGCGCTTCGATGCGTTCGCATACGTCGATGAGCTGGCGGCTGATCGCAGGCAGTGCGTTTGCCGGTGTGGACGTGTCATCCATGGCCTTCTGCAGTCGGTCACGGTTGGCGCGCAGCATGTCCAGCATGCTGCCGTCCATCATCCTCTCGAAGCTCCGCTGGTCGAGATCCCTTTCCGGCTTCTGTTTCGTTTCCACGGCTTTGACGGGCGGCTTACCGTTCCGGTCCTGTGCGGGCCGATTCTTTTTCCGACGCCGATAGTCTTTCTGCCTGCATTTCGCGGAGCAATATTTCTGTTGGCTGCCCTTACCACTTGGCCTAAATTGCTTACCGCATACTTCGCAAATCATTGCGTTTCCTTCATTCCAAAACCAGTGAGGAACCCGAGTTCTTCGCGCAATCTTGTTGCAGCAGCTTCCGCCCGTGCAAGCGTCTTGAATGGACCTCTCTTGTATGCCTTCCTATTCTTGATAACCTCAACTTGCCATGCTTTTCGATCGTTACGCCAGTAGACACCACGGATTCCGGATTTGCTGTTCTTATTACAGGAAACACGATATTCGGAATTTTCCTGAACCGTTACTGTTCTCAAATGGTCTGGATTAACGCATGAACGGTTGTGACAGATATGATCAATCACCATCCCATCTGGGATAAACATGTTATGAGTCAATGCATATGCGAAGCGATGTGCCGGAACGGACGTCTTTGCCAGACGGAATGTGCCATATCCCTTTGGGTGATGAGCACCGTTCCATTCCCAACATTTACTAGGGTCAGTGCTTCTGAAGTATTTATTAAATCGTTCTATGTCAGATGCTGACGCTTTGAAAAAGGCCATATTCCGCCTTTCATTCAACGTATGCGTAACACAATTCGTTACGCTTAAATTTCAAGAGAAATATCGGCACTGCACCCGAGGTTGCCGCAGGGTGGCACACCCGGGGTCCCCGCCCTGGTATCGGGTCAGATGCCGAACGTTCTGAACGGCATCGAACTTGGTTTGATGGTCTGCTTGCCGGCCAGCAGCGCTCGTGCATGTTCGTCTGTCTTGTCGCTCTTGAACCTGTTGCAGATGCGGTGCGTGAGCCTGCAGTTCGCGAAGCTGTATGGATCACCGCCGCGTGAGACTGGTATGAGTTCGTCTACTTCGGCGCTCATGGGATGCGGCGACTTCAACGTCTTGTCGACGGGCCGTCCGCAGATGGCGCACGTGTCGTAGGCGGCGAGCACGCGCCTGCGCAGCATGTCCCTGCGATGCCCGTTGCTCCGGCGCGGGTTACTCCTTGACGCCATCGTCGAACACCTTGCGGAACGCGATCGCCGCCCGGTCGAGAAGCCGTTCGAACTTCTCGGCATCGAACATGGCGCACTCGCCCGGCTCACCTGACAGCGGGACGGGCACGCTCATCGTGGCGAGCTGCCTGTCCGCGTTGTCCGTGATTCTCAGCGTGATGGTGGGCGGCATCATGCACCTCCCTCTGGTATGCGAAAGCCCCGCACAATGACGGGGCTTAAGTTAGGCTTTCAGCGTGTAGAGTCGTTCCCGTTTAAGGCGGGTGGCACTTCGTTCACCTGTACATATGCCGAGTACAGGGCCGGTAGCGAAACCAATACGCTCGTGGCCACATGGCTGCTGAATAGCAGGATAAGCGCGGTGCATACATGGTGCGACCATTCAGGTATCGCTGGCGTATCAGGCAGCGTTACGATCATTCCGACAATGGTCAGTATGACGGCAAATATCGCGCTATAGGCGCCGGCGAGGATGTGCGACGCGGATGAGTCGAGCAGCCATCGTTCCGGTCGGTGTGCGTCATCGTCCTTGGGGTTCTCCTTGCAGATCGATTCCCTCCACGCGGCCAGTTGGCCGAATGCCGCGATGAGTGCGCCGGCAAGAATTCCAAGCATAGACAGCAAAGTGTCGGAAGAATCGATGTTCAGACCGAACATGAAGGTGGCTATGACGGTGCAGCATGGAAGCGCATACACCATAAAGGCACCGACTATTGAGATCTTCCCCGGGGTGTCATCATCTGCGGTGTATGCCTTTAGAGCCTTCCATTGCCCTAGATAAATCGCATAAGGGGATGCTGCTGCGTGCATATGCTTGCCCCCTTCCGGTTAAGCGGAACCATCATTTTACACCAAACTGACATGGGGGATGTTGATCCGTTCGGCTTGTGACAGAATCTTCAATCTGTGATCGGCTTCGTTCCACAGGTCCTGCAACGAGCTTCCTTCCGGGAGCGTATACGTAAACAGCCTTCCCACCGTCTCTGCCGAGACCGTTACAGAACTGTTGTTCTCGGAAAACGTGATCTGCCCGTCATCCCATTCGCCATTATCTTTGATGTATCCCTCGGGGAAGATCGCAGCCACTGCCTTTCCCCCGTCCTTGTTGTGCATGTCATGGTTATGGGAGAAATTGTCAATCCATTGTCGAAGGATTTTCATAGCGGCATCTTTCAGCCCCTTCTTGGATAGCCTGGCTGTCACTGTGATGTCTTCGCCTATACGTCGTCCATTCGCGACCCCTTTTGACTTCAACGTGAGAGATTCGACGTTCGTCTCGTCGGTGACGGCAGAGAACCGCTCAGCATCTATCATCGGTTTGCTCCTGAAGCGGTACCATGCATCCTTTTCGATAACACCCTCTCCGTCAACGATACTTATTTTTAAGTGGTATGCATATGCGATGTTGTCCAACAATCTTGTCCCGGCTTCCGAACGACCACGAATCTGCGAGACCATGTAGAAAGTTGATGATTCTTCAGGGAAAGCCAGACGAACAACGAATTCATTCCCCGTCGCGCGATCGCCGATGGATTCCGACTTTCCATCGGAAGAAACCAGATAATCCCTGTCACCGTAATGTCCGCTCGAGACAACGGCTTCAATGACGCGATCTCTTCGCCTATATCGAAGAACCGTGATATACGGGTCACCGCCTTTGGGATTACGACGCTCAAAATCTTTAGGATGAAGAAGCGATGCAGGTTTCCCAATCATCGTCTGATTTTGCAACTCAACCAGCACTTCTTCGACGAAATCAATAAGCTCCGCTCCTCCAAAAGAATGGTCCGCCCCGATCGGTTTACGACCACGCCCCAGAAACGTATCCACTCGAAAAAGACGAAACGCTACCTTTTGCGCCATATTCTCGCTCCCCAGCTTGAACGACATCGGTGTAGTTTGCGGTTGTTACCACAGATTCTACACGCGGCCGGGAATCATGGCGCTTCGGGTGCTGGGGATTACCCGGAGCGTCATGGAGCGGATGGCGCAGGATTCGCACCTGCGGACCCGTCAAGGTCTCCCGCTTAGCGAGCGGGTGCATTCGGCTGCTCCGCCAACCATCCCGGATATGAATCGAGGGCCTGAACGTGATTCACTGGCATGATTCAGACCCTCTAATCCACTGACAATTTTGCGTTGCACTTTCGATTTTGTCAAATCGAGTCGCGTCGCATGACCTGTCCATGCACGTCGGAAAGCCTGTACAACGGCTGCCCCTTCACGTTTTCACCAACCGGTTGGAGCCTGCCGCGCTTGCGCCATGAGCGAATCGTGTTCGCGTTGCACTGGAATCCGCATTCGCGCAGCAGTTCCGCACACTCCCCCGCCGTGAACGCCCTGCCCGATTCGATGCACTCCCGCAGGAAACCCAATCGCACATCGACCACGCGATAAGCGTTGCCGCACACCGGACAATCA